CGGATGTTGAATTCTGTTAATTAAATGCTTAAAAGACTATCCATTCTTTCTTTTCTCACGATTCCAATTGCCGCTTGTGCATATCCTGCAATCAATGAAATTAAAAATCCACCTCCTGTGGACGTTTCAGTAAACAAAGAAAAGGCAATTGAACTGAAAATCGTAGAAAAGAAATGGACTTGTCCTTCTTGTAACAAGAACGAACAGTATGTTCTTACACAACTTCAAGAAAGAACAAAGATTTCTGATCGTAATGCACTGGCAACGATTCTAGGAAATATCAAATCTGAGTCTGGATTCCGTCCGAATGTCTGTGAAGGAGGCGCACTCGTTCCTTATCAGCAATGCCGCCGTGGTGGTTATGGATTGATTCAATGGACTACCCAAGCACGTTACAGTGGACTTGGTAAGTTCTGCAAGACATATGATTGTGATCCTTCTTCTCTTGAGGGACAAACCCGCTATATGATTAATGAAGTTCACTTCCAGAAAGTTTTACCAGAATTTGAAGGACATGGACAACCAGTTCATCAATACATGGTTGCTGCCTACTATTGGTTAGGGTGGGGAATTAAGGGACACCGAGAACACTATTCTTATAACTACACTAAAAAATTAGTTTGGACATGACTTCAGTAGATTGGAGATATGATGACGGAAAAATGGAACTCCGTCAGCAGGCATTAAATGTTTTAATGTCTAGGTTTGGATCTAGTTCCCATACTAATCCAGATGGGTCTTCAAAGTATTCACTCAAGACCATTTACGAATGTGCTCACGACTGGGTATCACAAGGAAATGTATCTACTAGTGGAATAGTTAAATATTATCAAGCTTACTATTCACCATGAAAAAATTACTGCTTGGGTTAATTGGTTTATCATTAGTTTCTATACCTGCCCTTGCAGGAGAATCTAAAATCAAGAAAGGATTCTATACTATGGATGCTATGGGTTGCATGTTAGTCAGAGAATGCACCAAAGATGTCCGACGAATCAAGAGTATCAACGATATTCGTAAAGAGTTTCCTGATTCTAATTTTGATCTTATTGCTGACGAGTTTGACTCAATGTTGGTATCCCTTGATAAGATCGGAGTTATGGTTTTTCTAGGGCACGAAAAGTATTTTCCCCCTGGACATCGTGGAGTTTATCATACAGTATCTAATAACTTTTATCTGAATGATGCTTTTATGCATCGTCCTCACGTTCTTATGACTGTGATGAGACATGAGGGATGGCACTCTGCACAGGATTGTATGGCAGGTACTATCAAGAATTCTATGATTGCTCTCATTCATCCAGAAGAAATGGTGCCGCCTATCTGGCGTGATATTGTAGAGAAGACATATCCCAAATCTGCTGTACCATTTGAATCAGAAGCAAAGTGGGCAGGTAAGACTGAAGGCATGACAGCAGCAGCACTCAAAGCATGTGCTAATGGTCGTATGTGGGAAGTCTATAAACCAACACCATTGACTGAGAAGTGGTTGCGTGAAGAGGGATATTTGACTAAATAGCAATGCATTGCTTCTGATCAAATGTCTGAACAGGTAAAGGAAACTCCTAAAGAGGAAGAAAAGAAAAAAGGTTTTGTGGGTAAACTGAAAGATGCTGCAACTGATCATGAAAGTCAATTGGAAGCAATCAGTACCATGGTTCGTCTTGGTATTCTTGTTTGGTCTGGTGGCATCTTGACTCTTGCTTATATTAAACTTCCTGCCGCTTTTGGTATTCCCGAACAGAAACTTGATCCCACTTTCATTGCATCTGTTTTCACTGGAGTCTTAGCTACCTTCGGAGTTCAGACTGCTAAGAAGTCTGGTGATGGAACAATGAAGATGGGTGCTGCTGGTGGTGGCATCACTAAGGCAGATCTTGACAAACTCATTGCCGCAGCAGCACAGACAGCACCTGCTCAAACGATTCGTATTGAACAGGCACCAATTCAAATTGCAACTGCTGCACCTAAAAAAGATGGCGAACCACCTATTATGCCAACGGTATGATGTATGTTCAAGAAGAAGTCTGGTTCTGAAGAACCACAAGTAATTGTAAATAGACCTCAAAAGTCCCTCTTCAAGTGGTTTGCACTTGGGGTTGGGACTCTTTTTGGTGTTGCTCATATTGGTGTTGTTGGTCACCTGATGAACAGGAATCAAGTACCCATTATCAATTTACCCGTAGGTGACTACACTGCCTATCAGGTAGAAGCGTATGAAGGTGGTTATCGTATCCAATACCGCTCCAATGCTCCACAGGTAATGGGTAAGGATAAAGTTGTTGTGAAGAAGAATGGTTTCTTCGGTATCGGTGGGGATACTAAGATAGTCCAACAGGAACAGTACACTATGGATGGAGCGACTCATCTCCAAGGAGGTGAGTTGGGAAAGTTGACTGCGAAAAAGATAGAGTGTATCAAGGCGGAAGGTGGTGGCGAAAATGCAGGTAGATTGGTTGGAACTAGTATTGGTGCTTCTGCTGCCCCAATGTTTAGTGGCATTCCTTATATTGGTTGGTTGGCTGCGGGATGGGTAGCAATGTTTAGTGGAAATACTGCTGCTGAAATTGGTGGAGAAATTGCTACTATGACTAAGGACTGTGACTAATGGAGCACAAGTTTAAGTATTATTGGGGTGGAGAAGAAAACTGGTATACCAAAAGTAAGAGATGGGCAAACGAACAAAAGTTTCCCATCAATCATCTTGCTTTAGGTTTCATAGAGTGGTTATGGACTATGTGGGTTCAAGGTAAAGTTGATATGGAAATGACTGATGTGGATAAACAAGTCAATGAGATTATAAAAACTTGGGAAGAAGAAGAGAAACAAGAACCAGTAACAGAGATTAAAAAGTCTGATGTAGAAGGACTTGATGATATTCGTATTATTTCTCCTTGGTCAAATGATAACGATTGGAATGATACTTCTATAAATCATAGGAAGTGGAGATGAACATTGATGCTTACAATTCTAAATTATGTTGCTGCTTTTTGGTCTACTGTAGTTATTCCTTGTACTACTGTTCCTGCTAATTGGGAACACTGCTCTCGCATAGATAAATGGTTGATACCTGATTTGATTAGTGCATGGGAACTTAAGACTGGAAAAGTTGTTCCTTATCAAATGGAAAAGGATTACTTAAATGGAATTAATTCTGAGACCGAATGAAAATCTAAACGATCCAGTGTGGTCTGTAATTATTCTTTTATGTTGCGGACTCGCATTTACGCTATATTGTGTCATATATATTTTGCGCCTATCATACAAGGAACTAGAAGAAGATGTCCAAGAGTCCGAACAAGGGCAAGAAGGGGACTGCAAACAACAAGAAGCAGAACCAGGGCAACGCAACAGCGAAAAAGGCTAAGAATGGAGGTAAGAAAAAGTAATGTTCCTAACTACATTGTTTATTATTGGTCATATGGAAATTGGTAATGGTGTATGTAGAACTGATATGATGATTAATAAAGATCCAATCTCCATGGAATATCCATGTGAGTATTATTCTGAACTGCATAATTTGGACAAACAATTTATCCAAGAGAAATAAAAATGCAAAAACTAATCAATGTCCTTGCTCTTGCGTCTTTCGGTGTATCTGCTGCCATTGTTGGCGCTGGTGCTTATGTGTATCTCAATAAGGATGCATTAATTGAAAGTGCAAAAGAACAAGCAATCAAACAAGTTACTGCATCAGTAACTGAGGCCCTTCCTGGTATGATTCAAGGTGCCATGCCCAAGATGCCATCTGCAACTGGTGGTGTCATGAATTCAAAACCTGCTATTCCTGGTCTTTGATACATAGTATTAATAATTGAGATTATACTATGACTACGACTAGAAGAAGAAAGTCCAGAGATGCTGAAGGAAAATTCTTTCTATATGTTTTCTTCTTTCATCTTTGGAGTGGATTGTTAAATCTGTTCAGACACGATGACTAATGCCTGAAATTCGTGAGATACAAATCAGGAGTCTGGATATTCCTTCAGTTCCTGATTATTTGATGTATCCTACACAATCACTCCCTGTTGCTCCAGCAGTAACGTTACAGATTGGCACACCTATTGTAGATCTTCCTGGATGTGTTGAGGCACACCCTGATGGTAGTCCGCAACTTGCCCAGGATGATCCAAGAGGTGCTAAGACTTATTGTGATGGAAGTGTACCATCATTCAATCCAATAGAGTTTGAACCAAATCAAATTCTACCAACTCAAAAACCAAAGGTAGACACAAAACAACCTAAACCTCCTGATACACCTAATCTGCCAATACCTAAAACTCCTGCTGCTACTGCTAAGGTAGATTGTCCCACACCAGTGCAAGCAGCGAAGGAACCTGTAGGGACATATCTTGGGGGGTTCAGAAAGAAAGTTACTGGATATCGGTTAGTCGGCAATGTGTGTGTTCAGGATACACAATCAGTGCCTATCCCAGAGCAAATTATTGCTGGTCTCCCTAGTCCTGGTGCTGTCATGACTACTGGTGGTATTGCAGTTGTTGCTACAGCATCTGCACTCGCAGCAAAACCATTAGCAGATCTTCTTCTCAAGGTTGTAAAACCAACAGTTAAGAAGGTAATGAAAAAGATTGCTGCTATCAGGGGCAAGACAGTTCCCGTACTGTCCACTGCTGAGCGTAGAAACGAGCAACGGGACCGAAACCGTGCTATAATGGAACTGAGACAAACACTCAAACCAAAATGATGTTCCAATCCATCTTTGAAGATTCTGATCTTTTGGGTTACATTGAGAGCAATCTGCAAGATCCTTGGAAAGGCACTCCCTTTGAGGGATATGTTTTTATGTCCCCCAAACAGAAGGGAGAATTTGGAGAGAGGTTCGTTTCCAAGTTGATGACTCTTGCTGGACACGAAGTCAAACGTGCTAAGACTTCTACCGCTGGACATGACCGTGTGATTTCTGGTATTCGTACTGAGATCAAGTTCTCTCTTGCCACTCGTGACAAAAAAGGTGGTATCTATGGAGATAAGTTCATTATCAACCATGTTTCCGTATGTAAGGACTGGGAACGCCTTATTTTCTGTGGCATCAATGAGCAAGAGGGTGATGCTCGTATTGTGTGGTTTAGTAAGGAAGACTTTGCTAATCACATGAAGAGTGAAGATTGTATGTTCAATCCCCAACAGGCAGGTAAGAGTGGTGGGAATGATGATTACATTTGCACTAACATCAAAAAACTTCTAGAGTTTGACTTTGTAAAAGATATCAAAGAATGGTAATATGATTGAAAAGTTCCTTAATATTAAAGAATCAACTCGTAACTTAAGCGACGAAGAGTTTGAAGATATTCTACCTATTCTTGCTGAGGAGTTATCTCATGTTGATGTTTTACCAAAGTACAATTATTCTCAATTAGAAAGTGATTGGAGTAAATTGTGTCATTGGTTGCCGCAAGGTACATCAATAAACTCCACAAGTAGATTGGGTATGAAGTTGTGTGAACACTTCTTCCCAAACTTCTATAACATTAAGGATCATAAGAATAGGTCTTTCCTTGATTTGTGGAAAGACCAAACTTTGTTGATGAAGATATTGAAGTGGAATCGTAAGTCACACTCTACTCCATATCTTTCTGAACTGAAAAGAGGAATATATTTTTGTGGTGGACTTGCAAAGTCAACTATGTATAGACCACAAATGGCAAAACTTGTTACTAGTGGATCTCAAATTGTTCTTGACCCTTGTTGTGGTTGGGGAGGAAGAATGTTGGGATCTGTTGCTAATGGGTGTGAGTATTATGGATTTGAACCGAATACAGAAACTTATAATGGTCTGATTAAACTTGCTGAGTATCTTAATATCACTGACAAAGTAAATTTGTTTTGTGATGATGCATTGAACATGAATAAATATGATATTCCAGATGTTGATTGTATCCTGACTTCTCCTCCATATTTTAATTTGGAGGTTTATTGTGATGAAGAGTCTCAGTCAATTACTAATTGCGATACTTATGATGAATGGGTGAGGAAATTTCTTTCTCCTTTAATTGGGATGTCTCTAGAAAAACTTAAAGTCGCGGGAAAGTCTTGTTGGAATGTTGCTAAGATTAAGCAAGGTGATATGTGGGAAGATGTAATTAAAATTCATAAGCAATTCGGATTCATTCAGAGTGATGAATACTCTATGTGTTCATCCAAAAGACAAGTTAATGGTAGTGGTAAAAGTTATGATAAAACTATTTCTTTTGTATCTGAATAGAACCACCCAAATCTTCTGCTTTATTTGACACTGGAGATGGGATAGAATGCTGATGTGGAGGAATGACACCGCCAGGGTTAGTAACAACCACATCCGCACACACTTTATAATATGGAGACTTGGGGTGGAAATAGATACCCTGCTTCTTCAACTCGCCACAATTCTTGAGTCTGGCGATC